CTATTCTTACTCCTAAACGTGACTCTCGTATTATGTTTCTCGGCACTCCTCAGACGACATTCACTGTATATAACAAGCTAAGGGAACGTAGCTACAGACCATTTGTATGGCCAGCTAGATACCCCCGTAAGATTGCTATGTATGATGGATTGTTAGCACCTCAGCTAACAGAAGACTTAGAAAAAGGTGATATGGCGTGGCAGCCTACAGATACACGATTTAAAGAAGGTGATCTACTGGAAAGAGAGTCATCTATGGGTCGTAGTAACTTTATGCTGCAGTTTATGCTAGATACTACCCTATCTGATGCTGAGAAGTTCCCGTTAAAGTTTGCAGACCTAATAATTAACCCAGTAAACCCTACACATGCACCCGAAAATATAATATGGTGCTCTAATCCAGAAAATATGTGTAAGGAACTGCCTTGTGCAGGACTTCCAGGGGACTATTATTATAAGCCAATGCAGATACAGGGAGAGTGGAAAGAATATAGCGAGACTATTTGTAGCGTAGACCCCTCTGGAAGGGGCTCAGATGAGACTGTAGCATGCTTCTTATCACAGTTAAATGGATTTATATACCTACACGAAATCTACGCCACTAAGGACGGTTACAGCGACAATACATTATTAGACATATTAAAGAGGTGTAGAAAGTATGGTGCGAGTACGCTGCTCATCGAGAGTAACTTTGGCGATGGTATTGTATCAGAGCTATTTAGAAAACACTGTCAAACGACAAAAACATTAATTAACATAGAGGAGACTAGAGCAAATGTCAGGAAAGAAGATCGGATTATTAGTTCTCTTGAACCTATCTTTAATCAGCATAGGCTTGTTGTGGATCCTGCCGTCATTACGTGGGATTATAAAAGTAATGCAGATGAGGCGACTGAAAATAGATTCCAATATATGCTTGCTTACCAAATCAGCAGAATGTGCCGAGAAAAAGGAGCTGTTAGACACGATGACAGAATCGATGCCCTCGCCCAAGGCGTTAAATGGTATACAGATGCCTTAGCATTGTCAGCAACAGAACAAATAAAAGACAGAAGACAACAAGAATGGTTAGACCACCTAGAGGCTTGGATGGATGACCCTCAAGCAGAAGCTAATCACATGGTCATGGGTATGGACTTAGACCAAAGAAGAGAGGCTAGAGGATCTACTAAAAGCCATACACACACTTGGATGTAGACCAACCCCACCATAATACACGGGGAAGTGGTGCTCCTCGTGGGTGGAAACAGCGGTCAAGAGGGTGAGTAGAGTAAAAACTTCCACCCTCTTCTATCACGAGTTACCCGCTCGTGCTGTATATAACCTCCTCCTACTACTCACTAAAGCACCTACTACCATGACTATACAACACCTATGGCAAAGAGTTAAGAAAAGTAAGTGGTATAGAAACTTTAGAATAAGTTTATTACTAGAACGCTGGTCAACCCTAAGCCCAAAACAGATGGAAACTGAATTAAGAAAACAACAACTTAACCGTATGTTATCTAAACCAAAACATGATAAAAATTAAATATGTACTGTTAGTACTTTTAGTACTGCGTGTAGCAGCCCCTTTGACGTTAGCGGGGTATATGTGGCAGAAGAATAGGAACAAGGATGTCTCCTCAAATTTTGACATAATTTTTCGTAGGGATTATATACGTGCCCTATCCTGGCGTACCCCCTTTGGGGTGCCGTCACGATTTCCTAACAATAGGTATTTATACTCTTGACTTCTAAAATATTTTATGGTACCTCTCAGGGATTTTGATTTACTGACAATAGGTATTTATACTCTGTACATATTCACCATCATCATGTTTAATGTCAGCTTTTGTTATTAGGTAAAAATACTTAGCACCTCTCAGGGATTACATCTTCGGCCATCTGTTAGCGTCTCAAAACATAAGCTAGCACTATATATAGAGTGCGAGAAAATTGGATATATCAAGATATTTTTATTATTTGAGTATAAATACTTAGTTAATAAAAAAAGATGAGTAGGTATAAATACTTAGAAATTAAAAGGTTCAAGGGATAACAGTTAAAACACTAATAAGAAAATTAATAAAGCCTAGTCTGCCTAAATCAAAACACTCTATATATATAAAAAAAGGATTTATTAGTTTATTTGGCTGAGATCCCTTGGTATACCTAGCTTTTCACCGATTTGTAGCTATAAATGATAAAAAGATAGGTATAAATACTTATGGTTAGATAGTTGACAAGTAGATTCGGTTTTGATATTGTAAGTACATCGAACAAATCACTAACTTATTTCAAGTCACTCAATCAGCTATTTATTAAAAGCAAATAAATTGATACTTGACAAATAAAAATGATTTGCTAGATTTAAATCAAATCGCATTACATCGAACGTTGTATGTAAGCCGCTTATGAACTATAAATTACTAGGTGTAGTTAGCCTAGTTCATCCACTTATTACGGAGGTCATCCACTACTCATGACATACGCTCAGTTGAGCGTTAATGCAAGAGAGATAGTCGCCAAGTTCACACTAGCTACATCGCAAGAAGTACAACTAGGTTGTGACTGGTACGCATCAGCTTTTAAAATCAGTTGCCGTATTGCTAACAAGTACGGTCTACGTCCCGAAGAAGCTGCAGGTGTCATCGCTGCATTATCGCCAAACAATCGCTGGGAGCGTAACATCATAGACGCTGAAGCCATGATCAAATGTTGGTCGGCTGGCGGTACAGATGAGGACATCCTGGCCGTGAAGGTTTGTACCTACACGAAAATGCAAGAGAAAGCTCTTAACATACTCAGAGGCTGTGACATCATCACAACACTCAATGGGCCTAAGATTATAGAGTTCTTCAACTGCATTACTAACTCAGCTCTCAATGACGTGTGTATTGACGGTCACGCCTATAGTGTCTGGTTCGGTCAACGTCTAACTATGAAGCAAGTGCCTAACATTGGTAAGAAGTTACGCCAACAAATCAAGGATGATTATGTTGATGCGACTAGCTTTATCAATGAAGAGCTTAACGAATCCTTTACAGCTGCAGACATCCAAGCTATAACATGGGTGACTCACAAACGTATTCACAATGTCTAAACAACTAACACTCATGCCCATACTTGACGGCTCTGTATTCGTCAACGATGAGGTCATCAACGATCCCGTACTCTTATCCGTTCTTACTGATCTACATGACAGACACTACCAATTCCCCAGCCAAGAAGTCGAGCGATGGTACTTCGATACCGTCAAAGGACTCTCACGTACTCCCCGAAGATGTGCGTAGAGCTATCCAATACTTAGAATACAGGCGACTACGCCACAAACATCCACACTGTTAATTTCTCAATCATCACGCCCATGAAAGTACTCGTAGCATGTGAGTACAGCGGTGTAGTACGTGACGCATTTACCAAGCGTGGCCATGACGCTACATCCTGTGACTTCCTACCATCGGACAGTCCTAACGGTAAACATTACCAAGGTAATATGTTCGACCTCATCTACCCACATAATGTGTACGATTGGGATCTCATAATCGCCCACCCTCCTTGCACTCACTTGAGTTTGAGCGGTTCCAAGTATTGGGCTGAGAAGGTCGCAGATGGCCGCCAACCTGCAGCTATAAAGTTTGTAGAGCGTATATGGGATTTACACGAGCAGTCAGGTGTCAAGCTATGTATAGAAAATCCTGTAGGTGCTTTATCATCACGCTCCAAGCTAGGCAAGGCCACCCAATACATTCAGCCGTACCAATTTGGCCACCCTGACAAAAAGCGTACTGGTCTATGGCTCCGAGGTCTACCCAAGCTCACGCCCACCGATGTCATCGACATTACCAAGGTTGACCCTAAGATTGCCAACCGCTTGCACTTGCTGTCACCTTCAGCTGACCGTTGGAAGATCAGATCTCAGACATTCCAAGGAATTGCTGATGCTATGGCTGCACAATGGGGTTGAGTATATTTACTCATGACATTCTCCTAGAATCATTGCTATATTGATTCTATGAGGGCATCACCCTCCTGTATTCACCATCACTAGGCCGCTTTATGCAACCAAAATCACGCACTTCAACATGTGTCAAATCTATTGACGTAGACCCTATCACAGGCACAGCTATTGTTGAGTTCCTTACCGATACTCGCTATGAGTACACCAATGTATCTCGTAGAGCTATCGCCAACCTACTTGCACAACCTAACATGAGCTTAGGATTCTGGGTCAATGCCAACTGCAAACTCAAGAGTGTCAAGTGTAAAGAGATCACACCAGTCTCTATCTACAAACACAAGCTTGCCAAGGTGCGAGTCTTACAACAACCTGTCTTACCTAATGTCTAGCCACACAATGACTGTAACTTTCGACAAGTCTGTATCCTCCTCTATTTTAGAGGCAGGGTACAACTACAACCCAGCAGCTAACAACACTGTTACTGTAGAATTTGACCAAGATGGCAGAGACATCTACGACATACTCGAAGATGCTGGCCTAGGTCATCTATCAGATGAGGTCATCTACACCAATTACTTCAGTGAATGCCTCTAAAGCATGTAAGGAGTGCGGGGAGGTCAAACCACTAGAAGACTTCCCACTCTTTTCTACAGCTGGAGCAGGACGCAAGAATACTTGTAAGTGCTGCTCAAACAAACAAGCTACGGTAAGACGTAGACTTAGGAGGCAGCATCCTGTGCCAATTCCTGGGGATTGCCCTGCGTGTGGTAGGCATACCACCAAATGGGTTCTTGACCATGACCATAAGACTGACAAGTTTAGAGGTTACATATGCGATGCGTGTAACGTAGCCTTTGGCAAGTTTGACGATGACTCATACACTATGCAACGCTCACTTAACTGGCTTCAATCACATGGCTAATTCCATCAAAACAAACACCACAACCGACAAGTACATCAAGACGTTTGATGTTGCTGATGACCCTATCGTTTACACACTGGTACGTGTCAGCCCATACAGCATGGATTCTATGATACTAGGTGTTTTTGATAGCAAAGAGTCACTACTATGTAGACTCACACGTATCATGGACAGACCAGCTTCAGACGAAGAGTTCAAGATCGAGACACACAATCTCAGAACACTCAAGCAAGAGGAGGATCTCAACTAATGGAGTACGATGACCTCATGAAACAAGCGGAGGAACATAACAAGCAGCTCCACCGTACCAAGGACATCAATGTCAACGATTGCCTAACATACAAGGACAGAGACGACATTGCCAAGATCATTGATGCAAGAGTTGCTCAAGAATATGGTGACATGTACCCATTCAAATGGTCATTCACCTGTAGCGGACACTTTATTTGTTAATCATGAGTACACCACACGCACAAGAACGCCTTGAAACTATCTTTGAAGAGGTCAAGGCAGCCTTCCCTTACTACGATGAGGACAAGCAAGCTGAGATTGCTATGAAGCGATTTGATGAGGAGCTTGTATGAGGCATGATGAATGGAAAGTGCCAGTATATTCCTTACTAGCATTGATCATCCTTCTAGGCTCATCAGCCTTATTATCCGAGGCAACCATGTACCACCGCCCATCACCAAATCATAAACTTAGATTATTATCATGAACAAACGTGACCCATTTGACAATAGAATCCGAGACATCAACAGATGGAAAGCCACTGATGAGTTAACCGAAGTGACATTCGATATGGGTCACGAGGCAGCTCTCACCTGGGATTTGCCCGCCTCGTACGTTTGTGTTGTCAGAGCTATCAAGACTGACGGCAAGATTGAGGAGAGATCCTATCGCCAAGCTAAGGCAGCTAAAGTCTACATGAAGAATCTATTGCACAATGATTGTGATTATGTGGTGATGACAGGCACTGCTATCTTAGACACCTTATCTGACATCTTATGACACTCAACCCGCACGACCTATCCGAGATCTTAGATCGACTAGGCTACTACATTGATGATGACACAGGTGAGGTCAGCCTTGAGCTTGACCCATGTGGCCCACCAACAATAGATAAGTTCTTAGTCACACTAGCTTCTCAAGGTCAACTAACCACCAAACGTAATGCAGCATATGAGTTAGGGTTCTACTTACCCAACTGGCAATGCTTCAGCAGCATGGAGGAGTACTGTAAGGTATTTCCCTATGAACAACAATGCAAAATTTATGATGACTAATTTGACACAACGACAAATTGACCGTCTTGATGACTACGAATACTCACTCTTTCTAGCTTATGGTGACTCATACAAACCTACACCGACAGTTTCTCTTAGAGCAGGAGGCAATCAGCTGTGGGAAGCAAAGACTTCACGATTCTTTAGAGAAACTAGAAAAGAAATCCTACGCTTCCGCAAGCGTGTACGGGGTGTCATCAATCAAAGAGGCTCTACCGTACTTAATGAAAACAGTTGAGGATACATTTTGTAAACTCAAGAATGGTCAAGCTGGTAAGTTCTATAAAGAAATTGCCATCTACATTGATGACCTCGAACCACTAGCTATCTCAACCATACTACTGAAGATAACCTTTGATAGGGTATTCAGTACACAAAGAGGAGCTAACCTAGTCACACCTACTCTTGTTGCTATTGGAGCTGCACTTGAATCAGAGTGTAAGTTTAGATGGTATAAGCATAATTACCCAGGACTTATGCACTATATCAGTGACAAGTTTTTTCATGATGCCTGTGGCACTATGCAGAAACAAGCAATAGCCAGTAAGAAATTTGGTGAACATGACATAAGGTGGAACCCTTGGAGTATTAAAGCTAAAACATCCTTGGGAAGATGGGGGCTGACTGCAGTTATGGAGACCACTAACTGGTTTACCATAAACAAGCGTAAGACCCACCGCAAAAAGTATGACTACAGAGTTATACCTACCCCAGAGTTTAATGAAAAACGAGCTGAACTTATCAAATCAGCAGAGTTATTCAGTGGTATACCTTGGCCAATGCTAGTTGTACCAGACGATTGGGGTTATAATGAGACTGGTGAGATTATCTACGGTGGTTACTTAACTAATCGTATGATGAGAGGCCATGACTTAACCCGAAAGGGCAACCCCACCATAATACACGGAGAGACACCTATTAACTTTTTAAACAAGTTACAAGCTGTCAAATACTGTGTAAACAACCATATACTGCAAGTAGCAGTAGAGATGAGGAGTAGAGGTAGAATAATAGGTAAGTTTATACCTATATCTCCTTCATATAAACCACCTCGTCCACCTAGTGCTGATGATGATGGTGATGCTAACCTAGCTTGGAGACGAGCTATGGCAGAATCATACAATGCTGATCGTATAAACTTTAAAAGATCAGTAAGAACCAGAACACAGCTAGAGGCAGCTGAGAAGTTTAAAGATGAGATCTTTCATCTATGTTGGTCTTTCGACTACAGGGGAAGAGCATACCCCATTCCAGCTTTCCTCACCCCTCAAGATACAGACTTTGGTAAGGCACTTTTGGCCTTCGCTGATGAGTCTAGTGTGACAGATGAAGCAGAGCTATGGCTCTCATTCCAGGTGGCCACTACGTTTGGCCTCGATAAAAGCACACTAGAGGACAGACATCAATGGGTGTCTGAGAATCATGAACTCATTACTAAAGTTGCTACTGACCCTATTAGATATTTGTCTGATTGGGAAGAGGTAGATGAACCTTGGCAATTTATGGCTGCTTGTCATGAATATTACCACTGTTGTATAGCTAAAGACAAGTTAACTACAGGTCTTATGGTCGCAGTCGATGCTACGTGCTCAGGATTACAGATCCTCGCAGCTTTGGCGAAAGACAAAAGTACAGCAGAACTTGTAAACGTAGTACCTAGTGCAACACCTAGTGACGCTTACAGAGCGGTGGCAGACAAGGCAAAGGAGTTTCTCCCAAGTTACATGCACCAATGGATGAACAGAACCGTGTGCAAAAGAACGGTTATGACCATACCATACAATGCTACTAAGGATAGTAGTCGTAAGTACATACGTGAAGCGTTACTTGAAAAGGGAATTGATCCTACAAAGGATGAATTAACACAGGTTGTCAATGCTATTTACAGCAGTATGGACAGTATAGTCCCTGGCCCAATGAGGGTAATGAGATGGATCAAAAAGCATGTCGGACAGTACATCAGAAATGGTGCTACTGAAGTCCAGTGGGTCACACCATCTGGTTTTGTCGTCAATCAACGCAGAGATGACATAGAAACCATGAGGATGGAGCTGCAGCTGTTAGGAAGGACAAGTATAAGATTACCTACGGGTAAGTCTACACCTAGTCCAACCAAGCATAAGTCTAGCACTGCACCCAATTACATACATTCATTCGATGCTTCGATCCTTCACAGATCTTTTACTCAATTTGATGAACCATTCACAGTTATCCATGACTCAGTTCTTTGCAGAGCAGGAGACATGGGAACACTCAATCGCCTTGTGCGAGAAACCTACTCCAATATCTTTTCCGAGAAGTGTTGGCTGTCAGAATTTGCCGAAACCATCAATGCCTCGGAACCGCCACCAATCGTTGGGACACTAGACCCAAAGGTTGTATCCAATTCCACCTATTTTTTCTGTTAAAGATGAACACACACGTAACACCAAAACCCGTCACCCTTGAAGGGTATCAAGCGATACTCAAGCCAGGGGAATGGGGTTATAAGCTTGCAGCTCTCGTTGATAAAGAGTTAATTAAGACTCTTGAAGATGAACGTGAGTCAGCCTTAGAATGGGCTAGAAGCAAAGCAAAGAACCCAAGGAGGGTCACAGTCAAACCTGAGCCTTGGGAAGAGCTACAGAACCAACAAGGTACATATCAGATTAGATTCTCATGGAAAGACGGAGACAAGTTTATTCCTGTTGTCGTTGATACTGAAGGAACTAAGATTGAAGATATTAATACCCCTGTTTACAGTGGTAGTAAAGTTAAGTTAGCTTTCTTCCAAAAGCCTTACATACTACCAGCTGGAGATATTGGTACATCATTGAAACTAAAGGCAGTCCAAGTTATTAGTCTTAATAGCGGAGCTGGCGTAGTAGACAATGGTGACTTGTCAGCTGAAGAAGCTGTAGAACTATTTGGTTCAAGTAAAGGTTTTAAGGTCGAAGACCCTAACGTTGAGGCAGCTGGAACACCTAGCTCAGTTGAAGCTGACGACTTCTAATGCGTAGTCATTTGGAAGAACAAGTAGCTGATCTATTAGAGCAGTTAAATGTAGACTATGAGTATGAATCTGAGAAGTTATCATATGTCATAGAAGCTAAGTACATTCCTGATTTTAAAGTTGGGGATGTATACTTAGAAGCTAAAGGTTACTTTCCATCAGATCAGAGACGCAAAATGAAAGCTGTTAAGAAGGCTAACCCAGAGTTAGACATTCGTTTCATCTTTCAAAACCCTCTTACTAAAATATCCAAGAGTTCCAAAACATCCTATGCGATGTGGGCTGAACGTAATGGATTCCCTTGGTGTGTATATTATGCAATCCCAGTTGACTGGCTCAGATGAATCAACCTTCTTATATCACACAAGCTGTGATAATTGCGGTTCGTCAGACGGTAATTCCGTATATGATGATGGACATACTTATTGTTTTGTATGTAACCACTTTACTAGCGGGGAGTTATCCGATGATA